GAGCTGTTGATCCAGTACCTAATTCTATATACCCCATACAAGCGGGGCGTGATCCAGAGTTACCAATCGAATCACAAATTGCATCAAATCCACCATTGACGATAATATTATCTTTCTTGCGAACCTCCGTACTACCATCTTCATGAGTTAACTCTAATGTAAGTGATCCCTTCATAGCCATTTTTTCGTGCTTCGGATCAGTGTCACCTAAGCCCAACTTTGCAGAAATAAATTCAAGTAATGTCATAATGTTATCCCCTTTTATTTATATTTGGATATGATAAGGGCACCTACTTTTCCGCAGGTGCCCTTATACTGGATATAACTTTAATGATGTGAAACTACCTACTGGTGCAAAATTCTGCACCGATTGAGCTGAATCACCTGTAATGTACGACTTAGCAAATAGCTTACGTTGTGTGGCGGTTTGTACTATTCCGAAAGTCAAATAGTCGCTACCTGAAAAATTAAGCGTTAGAGAATTACGATGAACACCATCGTCAAGATAAAATGTTGCACTGCTGAGATCGTACCCCACTTTTAGATTAGCACCACCTCCAACAAGAGTCATGTACACTGGGTTTCCATTTATACCAGCTGTTAATTTAATATAAAACATTAAATTAAAGGTACTTGGTATACTTACAGGCCAGCTTACTCTTGTATTATCACCAATCCACAGGCCATCTCTAAATCTACCCTCGGTATAGGTTACCCCTGTATTTTCTGTTGGAGTAGTAGCTATCTCCCCATTAAGAGTGTCATTAAGAGGCATAGACTCAATGACTGTGTTGGGTAGCCCAATATACCTAGATATTTGATGCCTCATTGCAGCACCCATGTTATCAGTTATAGGAAACCACGCAACATTTGCGACTGCATCATTCCAGGCAAAGTTTGAACTCCCCCAATCCATAATATCGGATGGTGAGCCGGATAGGTGGGACACTATAGATGACCTCGCGATCATCTTTGTTGGGAGATTTACCTCTACGATATGCTCACCCATACTGACCACACCACCGTCCATTCTCAAATCTCCTGAGAATACTGACGCATTAAGTTTCGTCCCCTGCCATTGCCTAGCAACCTGGTCAACAGTGAGCACCATATTCCTATTCTGAGAGGGCGTAATTGTTATGGAGGATTGGATAGTGGTAGTACTTGGGTTTTTATACTGGTCAATCGCCTTAATTAAAAAGGTATGACTGCCTTCAGAAGGCATAAATGCTCGGTATTGTGTCTCTGACGTATCACATATAACCTCTGCTAAGTCCCAGCTATCTCCCCGCCTGATTTCATAGCGCACATGTGGTATTGCAATGGCCTTCCATTTTATATCAACATAGTCACCGTTGCGGGATAACAGAAACTCGCTTACGTTATCGGAAAGTATAAAATCAACAATAACCGACGCGGCACTGTCAGAACTATTACCACTCGTGTCAACCGCTAAAACATAGAACGTGTAGGCACCAGCCTTATTTATTGGTATAAATAAGCTGTTGGTAAGTATTTCATTAGCTATTTGAATACAAGAGTCAATACCCGCTGACCCAGAACCCTGAAGTATGTTGTAACCCTTTAAATCGGCATCTGTGTTCGCATCCCAGGTCAGGGAAAAGCCGCCAACCACTTCTTTACATTGCAAATTAATAACGTTCATAGGGGCGGCAGACTTGCCGATTAGTGTAAAATCCGTGGAAACTGTTCCAACAGATTCCATCGCAAACTTACTAACAGTGGTTATTTTTACTTTTATTTTTTCTACCTGTGGTAAAGATCTTACTTTGTAACTTTTACCATCTTTGGCTGGTCCAGAATATTGCCATTGCCCACTATTATTTACATCATAGTAAATGTTGTAATGATCTAGAATCGTATATGTTGGCTCCGTGAAATTGACCATAATATCAGATAACACGGTCCCATCTTTAAGCATATAAGTATCTTCATTTAGCGTAATATTTGATACATTAGGTGGCAATTGATTAGATAGAACATGACTTACTGCAGTTACATCAGCTAGTGACTGTTCTGCGCCGCCGTAGACATTAATTGAGGTCAATTTTATATAAATCGTCTTACTGATCATGGTTTTGTCGAATGAGTATTTAAAAACAGCATCGTCGCACCGAACAAAACTACTACCCGTCAAATGCGTGCTAACTACAGTATTGTATGCCCCTCTAACTAACCCAGTTAACGTGTATTGCCCTACACCTGTCAGTGTAGCTGTAGTATAGGCGATTGCTTCCCCATCTACCCAACAGATCGTGCGCAGGTTTTTAGCATCGTCTGCTGTGCCGGAACTAAGCTGTAATGACGCATCGGTTAACTTGATTTTTAAAATGCCGCCACTAGTTGATAAATCCGCTACCAATGTTCCGTAACGGGCAGGAGAAGGATTACTGCCTACTCGTTTATAAGTGTTTCCGTCATCACTAAGCCATACGTTATAACCTCCCCAGTTTGAATCTCCGCTTGCTGCCACCCACGTTTCAAAACCAGTAGTAGTTAATTCTGCTGGTGGTTCAAAGATTGCCGGAGCACTTGTATTGCCGGGGTCAACATTATAATTCAGTGTCGGACGCTGTGCCAACTGTGTCGAATATAGCGCAGGACTATTTACACCTTCAGGACAATCCTCAGCAGTAATTTTTAAGTTAAAATTCTCATCTTCCTCGATGTCAACAATACGTACAGGTTCTTTGATTAATCCTAAAAAAGCTAGTTCAGTAATGGTGACAACATCCATCGGATCAAACAAGCAATGCCTCCAAGTTAGAGTAAACTCATATTGCTTCGGCACATATAATTGACGCTGTAAAATACTCTGTGCGGCAAACTGCCCTACATCGAGATCAGTTATAAAATGCATTTCGATGGAATCAGCTGGGCGCGGTCCGACATTGCCTATATTGGTATCGTCAGTAGCCTTAACAGGTTCGATGTTGTAGTCATTTGCTCGATTCATAATTTCTACAGGCTGGATGTTATACCTATCGGCTGTCAAATTAGGCTTTACTTTTACTGGTGGTTGTCCCTCTTCATATACAAAGTCATCAATCGTTAAGTCGGGTATTTCGGTTTGTTCTGGTGTATAAGTTACACCATTTGCGGTTATTGCGTCAAGGCTATACGGTACTATTTTAAGTTTCCCCTGACTCCATACAGGCTCTGAGTTAGCCGCCTGACATAATGTAGTTATTGGTGCATGTGCTTCATCCTGAGAAGAATAAGCTGGGGAAAATAATACATTATTGGCGATACAGTAATTACTAAACCGTGTTAAGTCGGAAATATACTGTGCAGGAAATCCAACACCAATCTTTACGTCGCTAAGGATTGCAGTAATGATATCTTTGGGATTTGAGTCTAATGATCCAGAGAATAAACTCCTTCCCTTAAATTCGAACGTTAAATTTGGTAAGTTCGCACTACTACCAAGATCAAATGTTGGAGAAACTACATAAGCCGTATTGGGGTAATTTAATGCTCGTTCAGGATGCATAGATTGCATATAATCCCACGAGTTTTGCCCTACAGCACCTGTAAAAAGTGATAGCCCTAAACTATCCAAATCTACGATACTTTTATCGTTCCATATCTTCCCTATACCGGCAATAGGGCCCTCACCTAATCCAATAACTAACGCAGCTGTATATGTATAAGTAGTATTTGACTGGGTTACTCCACCACCGCCCTTTCCTCCGCTTGTTTGTGTTGTCGTGTGCGGGATAGCAATAAAATCAATATAATCAAGTAAATTACCAGCAATTCTATTTGTACCAAATACAACTGTTATCGGTACCCCGTATGTACTTTGCTGAATTTGTAATGCGCCTATTTTCGATTCACTATTTGATATTGTTCCTCCGCCACCAAAAAGTCCACCCATTTATATCACCCCCAATACGAGAAAATTCCTTTTTGGCGTTCTTTTAATTCACCTTTATCAGCATCCACTAATACAACGCCCGTCCCACGATAGGCATGGATCATCTGAGGCCACTTAATCACAATGCCTCCATGACTAATACATCTGCCAAATTGATGTAAAACAATATCACCAGGTAGAGGTTCACGCTGTACTTCTTTCGCGTATTGCTCCACCCATGACAAATATTTTTGTTCGCCCCGATGCATAGCCCAGTCCATCGGATAGTATGGAATTTCAATAGGTTGTACTAATCCACAATTCTCAAATACCTGTAAGATCAGCATACCGCAATCAGTTCCAGCTCCCTTTACCCGTCCCATATGATGGTATGGAGTTCTAAGCCAAGTTAAAGCCTCAGAAACTATTTTCTGTCTTTCTTCTTGTTCATTCATAGCACACCACCTAATACGACGTCTCAGGAACAGGAATAAATGGGTATCCTCTAAAATGCACCCTGTTATTAAAAAGGCTAATACAACGATCAACCATTTTCAGACAGCTAGGAGTAACCGTAAAAGTATCTCCTACAGCGGGGTTACTTGGTAGAGGTCTTATTAACGCTACCTGCTTGTTTGCGTAGCTTTTAATAGTACTGTATACGTTTGTATTAACCCCTGATGTAAATATGACTGTGCCCTGATTTAAATAGCCATCTAGCAATGATAAGTTAGTGATAATGTTTGATCTAGTGCTACCTGCCTGTACAACGCCAATCACCGTATAGCTTGCTAAATTAATACCACATTCGCTGTCTCCAAGTGTGTATATACAAGATGGATAATACAGATTACGCGGAAATTTAACATTCAATAGTTGTGTCATGGAGGCGGCTTTTATCTCAGCTGTTAGACCCCCAGCTTCATCAACGTTGAATATCCCTATCCACCACAATAAAACGTAATCTATTGAAATTGCAGGCATATTCCAAATAAAAGGTGTCGGCGAAAACACGCGATCAAGTCGTATAATTGAGTTATCAAACGTGCCCGCGGCGATCCCTTGCATGAATGTCAAACCACCGGGGATAACATCCAGCTTGTCAGTTGTGATTGTCATGTCTAATTCGTCTACACTAATACCACGTGTTTGTTTAGTTCCTTTTCGTGTGATAGATAAAACGAGATATTTATTACCGCTAACCGTCAGAGGCACATCACAATTTGTATAACGTAAAATAGTCCCATTTGTAAGTGTGATAGTAAATAAATCAGCCATGAAGAACACTTGATTATTGAGTAGCAGATTCTTTAATGCTGTTGACGCATCCTTCATTTACAACACCCTCTTCAGTGAGGTAAACTCGACTTTTTTTGCTTCCCAAAGTTTGTACATAAAATTATTAAACTCTATCATAGATTCTTTAAATTTCACACGGTAATAAAAAGTACCGCTCCAGGTTATCGTTGCACTCATAGCGGGCGCAGTTATGAAAGTGATAAGACCCTTGGTACTAAGCGTAAAAGCTGTAGTTTGCACACCGTTAATCTTAATAATAGGAGTACTCTGTACGCCATAAACAGGTTCTACAAAACCACCATAATTACGACATAACTGAAACTGTTTATTTGCTCCATCACCTACACCAATAGCCTGATTTGTTGCTGTATTATCTGTTGGGTCAAGATATAAGAAATCATCAACATTTCCGTATCTTTGCAAAAAGAAACCTATAATCTGCTGAATATCCCCATTCACAGTGCCATCATCATCTAAAAACTCGTATGATAATGAAAAATGCCAACGAGGAAAGGCGCATAGTGCCGCGCTGACATCAAGACCCGATACGCTTGTCGTTGTGATTGTTGAGAACTCTGGAGTTTTCGTTGAGTCCCACATTAGCCCCCTAAGTGTTGGGAAAATAGCATCTGACATTTAAGCGCCTCCTTTTTTGCAGGATTTTACATAATTAAGTAGAAGTGGGACATATTATATATTGGAGGTGTCGTACTTGAGAAAACTATTAGTATTGTTAATGATTTTAATAGCTCTAAGTAATATTGCATACGCGCAAAAAGATTTATCTGATAGCGATAAGGAAGAGTATAAACAGATACAAATCATGTTTTCGAAGTCTCAAGAGTTTACCAAGGATGCGTTAAATATAATAAATGATCCCGATTTATATACACCATCACAAGTGCATGAGGAACTTAGAGATTCACTTACTTATATAAAAACTTATTTCCCTCTAGAAAGAAAAATATTTAAAAACTACTACATGCAAGAAGTAAGCAATACTTTATATAAGATAGTAAAATCAACATCTTACGCTTTCATGCGCTATGATGATTACAGGAGTTTTAAAATAACCGAAAAAAGATATAATTTAATAGGTGAAAAATACTTAGAAGAAACTAAACAAAATATGGACGAGATAACTAGTGAC